GAGCGTGACGTCGTCGCCGCCCTCGCAGAACGCCACCGCGAAGGAGAGCTCGAAGCTCGTCACCTTGGTGGTGGAACTGCCGAAGCCCTTGCCGGAGCCGCTGGCGGTCTTCTGCTTGGTGACGACGGCCTGGAACTGCGTGCACCAGATGACGTTGCCGCCGACCCGCATGCGGCCCCAGAGCTTCCTGACCGGCGTGCCCTCGCTGGCATGGGTGATAGCCACCTCGTCGAGCCCGGGCGCCTTGTGCTTGCGGGGTGCCAGCGCGTTGGCCAAGAGCCCGTCGACCACACCGCCGCCGACGGCGCCGAGGGCCCCGCCGATCAGTCCGCCGAGCGGGCCACCGAGGGCGGTGCCGATCGCCGCGCCGGCCGAACGAAGGACGAGCGTGGCCATGGGCGGATCCGGGGCTGGGAGTTGCGGTACGCGCTCTCGAAAGGCAGTACTATTCGCGTCGGCCGTGACCGGAGGTTCGGAGGACGTATGATCGGTACAGTCTTCGTGTCGGAAACGTCGGCCGCCATCAGCGATGGTGGTTCCGGTTGGATGGTCAGCCCCGCCTCGGCGAAGACCGCTTCCGCGCCCGGATAGGTCCCGTCCTCGATCAGCTGCGCTGCGACAAGCCGCGCCGTGGTCTTGGCCGGCCACAGCCCGAGCTCCGCATAGACCTGCGTGGCCTTCGCCTTGGACAGCGCCAGCGTGGCCTTCGTGGCGGCATCCATCTGCCAGAGCGGACGGAACGCGAAGGTGAGCGCCGCCGGGTCGATCCCCTTCGAGCGCAGGATCAGACGGTCGAGCCGCTCCAGCTGCGGCCGCAGGTCCACCTCCTGACGCGCCGCCACCATGTCGTAATAGTTGCGGGCGTCGCTGTCGCCCGTGGCCGACAGACCCGCCGGCGACTGCGAAGGGGTTTACGACGTCAGACCGGCTCCGATCGCTTCAGGCCGAACCAGCAGATGGGATGCTCCAGGGTCGGCGTCGTCCCCATCGCGATCCATTCGGATTCGATGCGCTGTAGAAGTTCAGCCGTCGTTCCCGGCCAGAACAGCATCGTCGTCGCATGATCGTAGTCGCCGGGAAACACGCCCAACGCCATCAGGCGCCCGATGACATCCAGCGTGCAGCGGCGGATCTCCTCCTGGCTTTGCAGATCTAGCTCCTCTCGCAGGATTTCAGCGACCATGCAGACATGGAAAAAATCGATGCTGGCCTCGGCGTGGAGCTCCGATGCTATTCTTTCTATATCAGACATCGCCAACCTCAGTAATGTAGCTTCCGAAAGATAATACCCGGAATGGTAACGTCTATGGCAGGCGAGCCGGGCGTAGATGTAACTGGCCGTAGCGTGACCGTACCGGCACTACCGGGCAGGCGAACCATCAATCCATTATCAAAGGGAACGGCGGTGCCGCCCACACTCAGGTAATCATAATCCCGTTGCGCGGCAGCCCGCCCGCCGGAGAGCACACGTATACTCGACGACGTGCCACGTTGGCCGATCGGCTGCCCGTTAGGTCTGAGGAAGTCGCAGGTCCGCGCGATGGCCGCCTCCCGCGCCGCACCTTCGAGCCTCGCGATGTCGGCCTCGGACGAGACATAATCCGGTGCCGACAGGGTCTCAAGTGCCCGGTTGGACGGGTCTATGGCCCGGAGGGCCATTCTCGCATTGACGTAGCGTTCCCTCCTCAGCTCCGCTAGCGGATCGGCGAGTTCCGGCTTGGGATCGTCCTCCTGGGCCCACGCCGTCCCGATTGGGTTCAGCGTGCTGATGAGACCCATGAAACCGCTCGCTTGACCCGGCCTGTTCAATTCGGTGGGACTTGGCGAATGCTGCGAGGCAGAGGCTTGAGATCGGGATTTACCGGCGACCGCAGCCGGGCTGCTTTCCGGAGAAGAGGTTGCGCCACCGCCCCCTGCCGTCCACTTCCCGTCCGGGCTCCGCGGCTGGCCGGGGTCGAAGTCGAGGGCGGGGGACGCGCCCGCGGGGTAGGCCCCCGTCCCTCCCGCCTCCGCCTCGGCGAAGACCGGTTCCGCGCCCGGATAGGTCCCGTCCTCGATCAGTTGCGCCGCGACGAGCCGTGCCGTGGTGGCGGCCGGCCACAGCCCCATGCCCGCATAGACCTGCGTGGCCTGCGCCTTCGTCAGCGCCACAGTGGCGGCCGTTGCGGCATCCATCTGCCAGAGCGGACGGAACGCGAAGGTGAGCGCGCCGGGGTCGATGCCTTCGGAGCGCAGGATCAGCCGGTCGAGACGCTCCAGTTGCGGCCTGAGATCGATCTCCTGGCGGGCCGAGATCATGTCGTAGTAGTTGCGCGTATCGCTGTCGCCCGTGGCACTGAGCCCCGCCGGCGACTGGCCGAGCAATCGCGTCACCGGGATGTCGGCGGCGCCCGCGGCGACCTGCAGGAAGGTCCTGACCATCTCGGGCAGGCCGGCGAAGTCGATCCGCTGCCGGGCCCAGGTCTCGCCATCGCCGAGCAGCAGGAGGTTGTTGATCGATTTCATGGCGGCCGCATAGGCGAAGCGCGCCGACAGTTGCGCGGTCGTGTCGGCCGAGCTGAGGTGCTCGGACAGGTTCGGCACCGTGACGACGTCGACCTTGGCCTCGTGCATCAGGCTCGTGGCACCCGCCGTGGTCAGCGCCACCGCGTGGACCGCGTCGTAGAGCGCCAAGAGCACGCTGTCCGACCACACGGTCGCCGCGACGCTCGGGTCGGGCCAAGCGTTGCCGAGAAAGCACACGACGCGCGACGGATAGAGCTGCAGGGCGCCGCGCTCGGGCGCCACGACCTCGTAAGCGACCGCTTCCCCGTACCAAGGGCTCAAGGGATCGCGGTCGACCGAAGCTATGGATCCGGGAATTCTAGGACCGCATTGTGTGGCCTGCTCAATCATTCTCCGACATGGCGTCGAGAGTGATTGATGCCTGTTTGCGTATCTCCTGCCATCGCGGATCGTCGATCAGGTCTTCCGGCTTGATAATGTCGAGAGTATTATCAGACAATTTTCTCATCATGACGTTCAATTTGGTGAGATGCAGCGCCTGTTCGTCACTCAATCTATTATTGGCTCGCGACAAGAACTCAGGAACGTCTGCATCGTCGAAGAACCTACAGAACTGCTCGTCTGGGCTATTGATCCACGGCCCTACTCCAAACCATGAGGTTCTTTGATGCGCTTCGTCAGCAATACCCATTACCTCACCGATAACTTGCTGTTTCCAAGCTTTCATATCTATTGCCAACTTGACCTCCGACGAATCAAGCGCCATGGCGGACTGCCACAGAAATCATGGTCCCGTGAAGATGAACTGATCAGCCGGGATGTGCGCCTCGGGCGTTTGCGCGGGCATCGACCCGCCTATCGAATTCCCGTTCACGTCCCTGTAACTTCCATTTTGACGGATGATATAGGGAACTCGTTGATGAGCAAAGGGGCTATCCGGATTACTGGGCATTAATCGAACGTAGTTATTGGGATTATCCGGATCAGTCCACCTTATTCCGCTTTTTTTATCTGAGGGCTTCTCAATCCAGTGACTAGGAATCCCATCAGGCTTGAGGATGGCTGATGGTGGCGGGTGGGCCAGCGACGAGCTGGTTGAAGGTGGAGACGCTGAGGGCTCTGGGGTTGGTGCGATCGTCGGAGATCGAGGATCATTCGGCTGCTGCGCCGGCCGAACCTTCTGACGACCAGTGCGTGAGGGGTCGCCCTGCTCTGCGGGTTCAGCGTGGTGGGCCTCCGCGGCCCGTTCCCTTCTCCTTCTCTCCCGTCTCCTGCGCCGTTCCCTTTCCATGTGGAACCCGACGGGAGTGGCCGAGCCCTCACCCCCCGTCGTCCATTTCCCGTCCGGGCTCCGCGGCTGGCCGGGGTCGAAGTCGAGGGTGGGGGACGGGCCGGCGGGGTAGGCCCCCGTCCCTCCCGCCTCCGCCTCGGCGAAGACCGGTTCCGCGCCCGGATAGGTCCCGTCCTCGATCAGTTGCGCCGCGACGAGCCGCGCCGTGGTCGCAGCCGGCCACAGACCCAGCCCCGCATAGACCGCCGTCGCCTGCGCTTTCGCCAGCGCCACATTGGCGGCCGTCGCGGCGTCGAGCTGCCACAGCGGACGGAACGCGAAGGTCAGCGACGCCGGGTCGATCCCCTCCGAGCGGGCGATGAGCCGGTCGAGACGCTCCAGTTGCGGGCGGAGGTCGATCTCCTGGCGGCCCGAGATCATGTCGTAATAATTGCGCGTGTCGCTGTCGCCCGTGGCCGACAGACCCGCCGGCGACTGGCCCAGGAGCCGCGTCACCGGGATGTCGGCCGCCCCCGCCGCCACCTGCAGGAAGGTCCGCACCATCTCGGGCAGGCCCGCGAAGTCGATCCGCTGGCGTGCCCAGGTCTCGCCATCACCGAGCAAGAGCAGATTGTTGATCGACTTCATGGCTGCCGCATAGGCGAACCGCGCCGAGAGCTGCGCCGTGGTGTCGGCAGAGCTGAGGTGCTCGGAGAGGTTCGGCACCGTGACGACGTCGACCTTGGCCTCGTGCATCAGGCTGGTCGCCCCCGCCATGGTCAGCGCCACGGCATGGATCGCGTCGTAGAGCGCCAGCAGCACCGAATCCGACCAGACCGAGGCCCCCAGGCTCGGGTCGGGCCAGGCGTTGCCGA